GCGCCGTGCCTGCCCGCGCATGCGGATCAGGGCGTTCAGCTCCCCGACCCGGCCGGCATCGGCGGCGAGCAAGGCTTCCAGTTGCGCCCCGGTTGTGGTGCCGGCCTCGATGGCATTCAGCAGGCGCATGGCGCGGAGCATGGGCATAGTCTTACTCCTCAGATGGCCTTCAAAACGGTGACAGGCCATGCGGTTTGCACGGCCGGGTTGACGGTGGCGGTGCTCGCGCTGGCGTTGGTCAGCATGACTGTGACGGTATCTGCAGCGGACACCCAGGCGTGGTATGCGAGCCTCCCGGTATCCGCTGCCGTGGCGCCCAGTTGCGCTGGCGGGTTGGCGATCACCCGATCCCCCACGGCAGCGCCCGTTACCGTGCCGGTAAAGCCGGCCGATGAAACCGACACGACGCTGCTGATGGCGCACACGGCCGTGCCGTGCAGCACGCGGCTGGCGTAGCGCAGCGGCTCGTCCTCGTCATCTTCATCCCTGACGGCGTCATCCGGCGCCTGCCAGGCATCGACCAAATCCCAATGCGCGGCTTGCAGCAGCCACCGGCCGGTACCGGTGGCAAAGCACGATTCGTCGTCGTCGGGCTCGGTGCTGCCCACGGCAAAGCCGAACAGCCCCAGTCCATCCACTACGGCCTGTTGTCCATCGATGGGCGCTCCGGAGCGCAGGGTCGCTCGGTTGTCGTAGGCGACGTTCAACACACCTGGGGTGTCTTCCAGCGTGGTGACGCGGCCTGAGAGGGCGGTATCCGCGCTTTGGCGCGCTGAGATCTCCGAGGTCAGTGCTGCGCCCGTGGCCAAGTCGGGCAGGCTCGGCGTGATGCTGTCCTGCCACGCCTGAATGGCCGCCAGTTGTGCGTCTTTCCAGGCGGCGATGTCGGTCGTGGCAGACGCTTCAAAGGCGGCGATGCCGGCGGTTGCATCGGCCTCGATGCTGCCGACGATGGCTTCGAGGGCGGCCAGCGCGCCGACCGCAGCCAAGCGCTTGGCCTCGATCTCGTCGGCTTTGGCGACGGCGTCCAGCAGCGTCGGTCCGATGGCCTCATTGATCCGGATCAGGCCGTACTCGGTCACGGTGCGGACTGCATCCTCCCAAGAGATGCGCAGGGCTTCCATGCCGGCCAGGCGCAGATCGATGTCCCGGAATACCGGATTGAAGAACGCCTCACCCAGCTTGGTGAGGCCGTCCTTCACCCGGTACTTTTCAAACCGGCTCGGCATCGTCGACCTTGTCGGCGATGGTCTTGAGCACTTCGCCGCTGACCACGATGTCCTGGCCGGGCACCAGCCGCTCGCCCAGCACCTCGACTCGATCAGCGAGCTGGACGCGGTACTGGACGCCGTCCTCGATCTTGATCGTCTTTTTCAAAGGCATGGCAGGCTCCTGGGCTTAGTTGACGGCGTCGATCAGCTCGACGACCGCGAACGGGTTGCTGCCGGCGGTGCGGGTGCCGGTCAGTTTGATCTTGTAAGTGGTGGTGGCCGGCACCGTGAACGAGTACTTGAACCGGGTGGCGCCGTCTTCGGTCGTCGAGGTGGTGACCGAAGCGGCGTACTCGGTACCGCCGATGACGATCTTGGGGGTGAGCGTGTGGGTGGCGCCGTCCCAGGCCGAGACCAGGGCCGACAGGACGATGCTGGTGGTGCTGGGCACGGTGCGCGATCCGCTCCACCAGGTGCTGGCAGTGTTGGGCCGGCTGACCGTGACCGCGTTGTTGGTCAGCACCACGGCCGGGGCCAGGTCGCTGGTGCCCGTGAACACGGCGCGCAGATTGACCAGGTTGGGGCTGGTGGACAGCCGCAGGGTCGAGTCGCCGAGCTTGTACCAGGCGCCCGCGCCGGTGGGCTGGATTTCGTAGTGAAACTCGCAGCCCTTGGGCAGCACGTGCGGAGCAACGATCTGGATGTCGTTCATGCCGCCGGACAATGCCAGCGCCTGGAGCATCACCTCGCTGCGGGTGCTCGCGAACTGGGCGCCGTAGAGGCTGAACAGCAGGTCATTGTTGCCGTTGTAGCCGTTGTAGTCGCCGTCCTGGCCGTAGAACAGTTTGCCCTGGGTATTGGGGCCGCCGGCCACCAGTGCCAGGCGGTGGTCGCCCTGGCTGATGACGACCACGGCATACCGCTTGCCTGGGGACAGCAGCACGGGCGGCACGTCGATGGTGGTCTCGGCCGGGTAGGCGAGCAGGCTGGCTTGCGGCACCGTGACCAGCGCCAACGCCTGGCCGAGCTGCGGCTTGCCGCCCAGGGTTTCGGTGATGGCGACAGTGACGTCGCCGGTCGCCGCCACGGCGGTGAAACTGAGCCCGACACGTGTCAGCCACATCGCGTTTGACACGAGCACCGTCTGCGCCAGCAATGCGCCGCTGATGGCTGTGGTGGTGGCCTCCAGGGCGTAGATGTCCTTGGGCGTTATCTTGCGGTAGCCGTAGGTCTCGAGCGTGAAATCTGTGTCTTTGCCATGCGCATCCCAGCCGTGGCGGGCGTACCACTTGGCGTGATGATTCGCGTGCGGGCCATAGTGCCGGCTGTGGTCTGACGCCTTGAATTTTTTCACGGTGGCCGCCTGCACCTGGTAACCGGCGATCGCCACGTCACCTGCATAGCCCTCGGTGGCGACGCGCGGGACGCTGGTGTAGGCGGGCAGCGTCAGTCCGTCGCTGGCCACCTTCACCGACGGGTCGATGGGGTTGAACAGCGCCAGGTTCAGGGTGGCCGAGGCGGCATAATCGAACAGGATCGCATCCTCCACCCGGGCCGAGTAGCCGGCGCCGGCAGCGTCGGCCTGCGTGGCATCGCCATAGTTGGGGGTATAGGCCACCGCGGCGGTGCCAACCACCAGCGATTCCTTCAGCTTGGCGATGTCATTGGCCAGCGCGACGATGCTGGCGCGGTCGGCTTTGTCGTCGGTCTTGCTGGCCAGGCCGGCTAGATCCGTCGCGATGGAGCTGATGCGCGGCTCGGCCAAGCCCTTCCACGCCTCCAGCGTCTGCACGCGCTGGGCGTGATCGGCCAGCTGCGGCAGGCGCGGCGCGGACTGCATCTCGATGTAGTCGATGCCTGTGGGCGTCAGGTAGATGTAGGCGATGGCCAGGGTGCCGGTCTGGATGACGGGCGGCTGCGGGTCCGCGGATTCGGCGCCGGGCAGCAGGTTGATATTGGCGGCGCGCAGGCGCTGCATGGCCACGGCCGACGGCTGGGTGGCGCCGGTGGTCAGGTCAATCAAAAAGTCGCGCGGTTCGACGTTGGTGTCTACCTCCTCGCCCCAGACGACGACGGCGACGATTTTGCGGGTCACCAGTGGCAGGTACTGGAACAGGTTGAGCGTCTGCGCGGTTTCGCTGACGTAGCCCCGGCCATCCGAATAGAACCGCAACGGGGCGACGGTGATTTCCGTCGCGCTGGCGGCGGCCGCCAGGCCGCCGGTGTAGGCCAGTGCGGCAGTGACGGCATCCTTTGTCAGATGCTGCAGGCTGTCGGCGGTATAGGCCTCAACGGCGTTGAGGTCCGCGGATTGCAGCTCCTGGCGGTCGCGGTAGATGACCTGCTTTTCCATTGTCGGCTCCTAGTTGGTCCAGGCGCCGGCGACCAATGCGCCGGCGATTAACGATGCGCCGGCCGTGGCCGGACGCTTGATGGCGGTGTCAATGACGATGCGATCCGACCCCCTCGCCATGAACCGCAGCGCCTGCAGGCTGTCCGTCAGCGCGGACTTGGCGGTGGCGACCAGGTAGCCGCGCACGTAGCGGCCGGCTGACTGGCGATGGGCGACGCCCGGGATGCGCACGGACAGCTCGGCGTGGTGGGCCGGCATGCCCAGCCGGCCGGCGTTCAGGTGCAGCGTGGCGGTACGACGGCTGATGTCGATGTCCGGGTCGTACAGGTACAGGCGCTGGTAGAGACGGTCGCGCGCGGTGCTGGGCGTGATGTATCGCGCCACGAATTGGCCGGCATGCACGCCGGTGGCCTGGCCGGGCTGGGCGACGGTGTCCGGACGCACGTCGATGGGCGACAGGCCGGGGTCGGCTGCGACGCGGCGCAGGGTCTCGGTGCTGTCCTGGTAAGCCTGCTGCAGGGTGATGCGGTAGAAGCGCCGGGCGGCCTCGGTGACGGTGAGGTAGCGCGGGAATCGGCCGGCGAACGACAGCCGGCCGGCGGCGCCAGGGATGGCGGCCTCGGTGACGGTGCTGCTTTGCGCCGTGCGGGCGGCGCTGACGGTAGTGCGCTCGATGAGGGTGAGCTCGGTTTCCGCGCCGTCTCGCCACAGGTAGGCGCGCGGCTGGATGCGCAGCAGGGCGTCGGACTGAGCGGGCTGCCAGCGGTCCAGGGGGTCTCCGCAGTGGATGCCGACGCGGCTGCCGAGGGAGCGATGGCGGAATATCCGCAGCTGCGGATAGCGGGCGACGAAAGCATTGCGCTCGGCGCGGGTTAGGGCTGGCGATGCGAATGACTTTGCGGGCGGCACGATGGCGCGCGTGATGTCGGCGCCCAGGTAGCGAGCGATAGCGCGCAGACCGCCCAGCGTGCCGCGCTGGCGATGCAGGCGCCACGATTCGGCGACCAGGCTGCGCCGCAGGGCGAGGTCGTCGGGCCACAGTGGGGCGTCGAATGCCCAGGCAAGCCACGGCAGTGCGGGCGGCGCGATGGCGCTGGGGCGGTACAGCGTGCGCAGTGCGGCCGGGGTCGATTCCGGTGCCATGGCCAGGGAGGCGGCGCGCTCCAGGGACGTGGCAGACGGCGGCAGCAATGACATGTTCATTCCGCCGCGCCCTCCACGACGACGGTGATGGGATGAGGATCAGCGATTTGGGCCGGCGTGCAGACGATGTCCGCGGCCGGGCTGTCGAGTAGGACGTTTTGCACGGCCGGCACGCCCAGGGCGGCGATGATGCCGGCGCGGGTGACGTCGTACCCCAGGCGCCGGACGCGTGTCAGGTAGGCCGCCAGGGCGGCGGTGGATTGTTGCAGCACGGTGGCCGGGTCCGGGCCGCGATAGACCCGCAAGCGCGCTGTGATCGAGAACGCTGTGATGGTGGGCGAGACCACGACTACCTGGTCGGTGAGCGGGCGCACGGTCTCCGCCGACAGCGCGGTGCGCACCGCGCCCAACAGGGCGGAGTCATTGGCGGCCACCACGACCGCCTGACCGGTGGCTCCAGGCGCGGCGGGGAACAGCCGCTGGCCGAGTGCTGCGGCGTCGGCATCTGCCGTGGCGGCGGGCACCAATTCCCAGCCCAGCACGGCAACGTCGACGCGGCCCGGTGCGCTGGACTCGACGCTGGCATCGGCGATAGCCGCAGAGACGGCCATGGCATGGGCGCGGTAGGCGGCGGCCGGACCGGCGGCGGCCAGCGCGGCGAAGCCCTGCTGGATGCGCGAACGCAGGCGCACGTCCGGCTCGTCCGGCAGGCGCCGCACGTCGAACAGGGCGCCGAGCTGGTCCAGGTCGGCGCCGATGGCGGAGGCCAGCATGATGGCGCGGGCGGCGTCATTGATGCGCTGGCGCAGGATCAGCTCGCGGTAGGCCGACTCTTGCAGCAACTTGGTCAGGGGTTCGGATTCCAGCGCCAGGACGGCGGCGACGGCCGGCTGGTCGGCGAGCGGCGTGAGGTCGATCAGACGCGCTACGCGGGCAGACAGCAGCGCCTCGAAATCGAGCGCCTCGACAACGTCCGGCGGCGGCAGGCGCGACAGGTCGACGCTCACCGCGGCGGCTCGCGCACGGTGATGGTGAGCGGGACCGGCGCGCCCGGGCGCGGACCGTCGGTGCGAGCGGCGTGCAGGTCTACGGTCAGGCCGCCGGATGGATCGACGCTGTATTGCACGCGCGTGATGCGCAGGCGCGGCTCCCAGCGCACTAAGGCCATGACGGTGGCGGCGTAGGCACGCAGCAAGGTGGCGCCGTTCAGAGGCTGGTCGACCAGGTCTGGCAGCAGCGATCCGTATTCGCGGCGCATGAGCCGCGAACCGATGGGCGTGGTCAGGATGTCGCGCACGGACTGGCGGATGTGGTCGATGTCGCCCAGCGGTCGGCCGGTGGCGGCGGCCATGCCCAGGTAGCCGCTCACTGGGGCATCCCGGTGCTGCCGCCGCCGGGCTGCACGCCGACGTGGGTGTGTGTGTGCAGCACGATGCCGTTGCTGCTCAGCAGCCCGCCGGCCTGCACCACCTGGCCGTTGATGGTGATGTCCGGGCAGTCGATGGCAATGGACTGCATGCCGGAGACAGTCAGCGCGCCGCTGGCGTGGTCGTAGGCTATGCGGGCGCCGTCTGGGTAGTCGACGACGTGCTCGTCGGCGCTGGCGCTGGGCTGGTCGTTTGCCTGGGTGTAGATGCCCGACAGGACGATGCCGGCGCCCAGCTCACCGGTGGGATTGAGCACGATGACCTGTTCGTCGACGGTGGGCGGACACCAGGTGCGGGTGTCGCCGGCGCGGCGCGTCAGCCACGGCAGCCAGCCGCTGAGCAGGCCACCGGACTGCACGCGACACAGGGCGCCGGCATGGTCAACCTGCGCCACGGTGCCGAGGCGGATCAGGTTGTCCAGCCGGCGCAGGGTCTCGGCCAGGGTGGGATCGGGGATGCGCATGGGGCAAGGATGCCGCGCGGCGGCGGGCGCGGCGGCAACCGCGGCGGCGGGCGTGTTGTGAGCGCCGTGGCTACAACGCGCCGGCCAGGTGGTCGACGATACGGTCGGCGATGGCGGCACGGTCGGCGTCGGTGAGGCCCAGCAGGCCGCGCGCCGGGTAGCGGTAGTCCGGGCCGCCGGGGGCGACGCGGTCAGTAAGGCCGTATTGGTGTACGCGGGCGATGCGCGCCGCACGGCCGGTGATGGCGACGACGGCTTCGTCCGCGGTGGACTGGGCCACCAGCCGGCTGCGCAGGCGCTGGAACATGGCCCGCCGGATACGGCCGCGGCCGGTGCTCAGGCGCGGTTTGCGCGGGGCGTAGGGGGTGCCATCCGGGTTCAGTTGGCCGGCGATGCGCTGGCGCTGGCGCTGGCGCAGGTCGGCGGCGATGGCGCGCGCCAGGCGCGTGCGCTCGGCCGGGCCGATGGCCGACAGCAGGCCCTGCAGGTGGTCGGCGATCGGGTCGGTGGGCATGGACGGCTGCTACGGGGTATAGGACGGGCCGTCGGGCGGGCGGATGGTCAGACTCCAGGTCTCGACGTAGTCGTAGGGGTCCAGCGGCGGCTCGGGGATGTGGGTGGCTGTGTAGCTGCCGTCAGGCTGTGCGGCGACGATGACGCGCTCGGTCAGGGTCAGGCGCAGGGACAGGTCCATGGTGCTGTGGTTGAGCAGGTCGGCCTCGAAGCGCATGCCGCCTGGCTGGCGGTCGGCGTTGGCCAGCAGCTCGGGCTGGTTCGCGGCGATCCAGGCCAGCACGGGCACGATGAGGGTGTCGGCATGCTCGGCGTAGTCGGTGATGACGATGTTGAGGGTGTAGGCGTACTCGAAGCTGAGCGACGCGGCGGCAGTGGCCCGCAGGCTACCGTCTTCAATGAACACCAGCAGGCGGTCGGGGTTGGCGCGCACGTCGGGCAGGATGGCCTCGATGGCCGCGCGCAGGCTGGCGGGTTTGATCACAGGCGGTCAGGCGGCGCTGTAGCGATCGAAGGCGCGGGCCAGGCGCACGTCGTAAAAGTTATCGCGCCAGGCCGGGCCGTTGTATCGGGCGGCGAATTTGGCCCACTTGCCGGCCTGCAGGGCACTGTGCAGTGCCGGATCGGCCAGGACGAAGCGCACGAAGGCGTCGAGCTGGTCGCCCTCGCTGCGCTGCATGTGCCGCTCGAAGTGCTGTGCGCTGGCGTAGCCCAGCTGCGGCCAGTGGAAGCCCATGATCTGGAACGCGCCCCAGCTGGCCGACGCGATGGCGCAATCCTCGTTGATTGCGCGGGCCTGGTTGAGGCGGGCGTGTTCGGCGGCGCCACCCAGGTAGCCGCCGCGGGTCTTGCCCACAACGCTGGGGGCGGTGGCCAGGTAGCGATCGGCGGGCAGTCCGGCGGCAGCGAGCTGGCGGTACATGATGTGCCGCTCGAACAGGATGACGGGCCGGCCGTCAGCCAAGAAGCCCTGGCCGCGGGACTCGACCTCGTTGACGGCCTGTACGGCGGCCAAGGGCACGCCGAGCTGGTCGGCGGCGCGTTGCAGGTCGCCAGTGCCCAGCAGGGCCGGCGGCTTCGCGCCCAAGGCCAGGGCGCGCAGGGTTTTGGGGCCTGCGATGCCGTCGGCTACCAGGCCCAAGGTCTGCTGGGCGGCCAGGACGGCTGCATGGGTGGCGGGGCCAAACCAGCCGTCGGCGGCCAGCCCGGGGGCCAGGCGCCGCAGGGCGGTCTGTAGCGCGCGCACGTCGCTGCCGGTATCGCCCTGGCGCAGGGTGGATTCGATCAACGGATCAGTCCCACAGTTGCAGCCGGTCGGTGACCGGCTGGGCGGGTTGGTCGGGCAGGTCCACGGGGTAGCCCATGGGCAGGACGGTGCCGATCTCGGCCAGACCGGGGTTGGCGGCGTAGGTTTGCTCGGCCACGCCAGCGGTGCGGCCGTAGTGGCGCCAGCACAGGGCGTCTACGGTATCGCCCTGCAAGGCTTGGACGATCACTATATGAGCTCCACGGTGGAGCGGCCGGCACCCAGGATGTCGCGCACGGCCCAGCGGGCGTCCCGGCGCAGGTCGTCGACGGTCAGGTCGAGGCGGTCGGCCTGCAGGTGGCCGTCATTGGTGGAGTCGTGGTCGCGGTATCGCTCGGTGAGGTTGGCGCCGGCCAGGCAGCGCACCGCGCGCAGGTAGCGGTGCATGTTGGCGCTTATGCCAGCGATGGCCCACGCGGGCACGGCCTCCAGTGTGGTGTAGCCGGCGGCCAGTTGGACGTCGCGCCAAACGGCCAGATCCGCGTTGACGGCCAGGATGGCGGCTATCAGGGCCTCGCGCAGGCGCTCGGCGGTGACGGTGCCGTCGATGCGCATCTGCGGGCGCATCGTGGTGGGGTCGATGGCCGGGAAGAACCCGTCGTTTTCTATTGCCTGCTCGGCGGCTGGGGTCGGCGGGACGGCAATGAAGCTCATGGGTCGATACCTGGGTCAGGCACCTACTACCGGGCGGCGCGCCTGTTGCGCTGACAGGTACGTCTCAAGCAGCCAGTGGGCGACGATCCAGATTGGAGCGCCCTCCTCGACATCGGGAGCATCGATCTGACTGGACGAGGCCACGAAGATTTTCAGCGCTTGGTCGAATGCGGCCAGCTTGATGTTACCCATGCCGGAATCTGGGATGAGCTGCTCAAGCTCGGTGGCGGCCTGGATGACGAACGGACGCAGTGTGGCCGCGTATTTGGCGAGGGCGGTCAGGAAATCGATTCCTTTTTTGGCCGCGCCAATGAGACGAGAAAACGGGTTACTCATGGTAGATGCACCTCAGATTGACGAAGGCGCCGTCGATGTGCAGGCGCGCAGAGCCGGTTTGGTCTGTTTCAAGGCTGGCGATCGGGTAACCGCTTAGGTGGCAATCCTCGATCTTTATTGGTGATGGTGCGGTACACGCCGAAAGCGCCAAACCACAAAGCGGCAACGCCGCCCGCAAGCTGCTGCAGGTCGTCGTCGGCCACGGGGAGGTCATAGCCCCAGACACGCAGCGCCCCGATCGACACGACCAGCAGCGCCGCCATCGCGTTGGCCGCGGTGGCGGCCGTTTTCCACGCCTGGGGATTCGCGACGGCCTTTCCTTTCTGGAACACGGCCCAGGCGGCCTTGAGTTTGTCGAGCATGGGCTGGTGCCTCCTGCATGGCTTGGCGCTTGGAAGCGGTGGGCGGGGTCAGGCATCGGGGGGAGAGGGCCACGAGCCTGACCCCGCGCCGCTTAGCGCCGGGGACGCTCGGGTTAGCCGCCGTCCTCGGACGGTGACTGGTGTTTGATTTCGCGCTCAAGGCGTTCGATGTCTTTTTTCACGCCCACCTTGTCGTGCAGGGTAAAGGCCCGTGTCAGGTGCGTGAGGGCGGCGTTTGCATTGCTCGGACGCAGGGCATAGCCCAGCGCCTTGTGCAGCTTGGCGCGCACTTCGTCGGGCATGTCGCGGTCCGCGGTGAGCTCGTCGATGCGCAACAGGGACTCGAGGTCCGGGCTGTCGCCGGCGGCCAGTTGGCGCAGGGCCAGCTCCGCGGATTCTTCCGCGACCAGGGTGGCCACGTCGCGTTGATATTGATCCGGCAGCACCAGGTTGTGGCGCAGTGCGTAGTCGACGAGCGGCACGGCGCCGGCCAGGTCGCCGGTGTCGATGCGCCAGACCATGGCGGTAATGAGGATGTCGTCTTGGTCGCCGCGGTCGGCGGACAGGACGCCGTCGATCCAGGGTGCGTACTCGGGCAGGAAGCTGCGCTTGACCTCGATCTTGCGCTCGATGCTCTGCACCTGCTTCAGGCGGCGTCGGTGCTCGGCCAGCTGGGCGAGCATGAGCTCGTAGGCGTTGGCGTGCTCGGGCGGCGGCTCGGGCGCGCCGCTGGCCGCGGTGGCCGCGGCCAGGGCGCGCAGGCGGTGGGCACGGGCGGGGCTGTGGGTCATGGCGGACCTCAGACGTACGTGATGTTTTCGATCAGGCAGCCGAGGCCGTAGTCCTCGACGACGTATGCGTCATTGCTGGATTCGTAGTTTTCGACCCGGTCGCGCTTGGCGTTGTCGACCACAGTGCGGCGCCGAGCGCCCTCTTGCCAGTAGATGGACAGGTTGTCCAGACGGGTGATGAGCAGTTTGCCGGCCGGGAAGAATGGTGCCCGCACGGCCTGCAGGCCGCCGACGCGCTTCTGGCTGATGATGAGGTCCGCCGCCATTTGCTCGGTAGGCGGCTGGGTGACGTTGACCAGCGGGAAATATTTGTCCGCCAGCATGTCGCGGCCGAGGATTGCCACGAGCTCGGTGTCTTCCCGGTACCAGGGGTCGACGAGGTTATTGACGGCGTCGAACACCAGCGAGTCGAGCGTCTTGTAATCGCCAGTGGCGCCGACCTTGACCTGGCCAGACGCAGCGACGACTTCGGTCATGACGCGGGCGGCGGCGTCGACGCGGTATTTCTGCAGCCAGCCGATGTTTACGTCCTGCAGCAGCGGGTTTGTCCCCAGGTTGCTGGTGGCTGCGCGGCTGATGCCGTTGAAGCCGATCATGATCCGATCCAGCGCTTGGCGGCGGATGATGGCGTCGCGGATCCGCGTCTGGAAGTCCGGGAATTTCGCCCACGCATCGAGCTTGCTGTAGGTGAGGAAGGTGTCGAAGTTGGTCTGGGTGCACTGGTAGCCGGATGCGTCCAGGACGGTAGGGTCGGTGGGCGCGCGGTCGGTGGTGGCGGTGTTCGTGGTGCTGGCGATGGGGCCAGAGACGCCAAGGCCTATTTTTTCGCCCTGCTGCTCGACGACGCCGATGGCGTTGATGCGGCTCAGAAAGTCGCTCGACTCTTGGATTTTTTCTTCCAGGGTCTGTTGCACCGACGGGGTGGCGGTAAATTTTTCCGTGGCGTCGGCGACGCCGTTCAGGGCAGCGACCTGCTCCAGGTAGGCGGCGAACAGGACGCGGGTATCGTTGCGCATGGGGTCGGGCTCCGGGTGTCTGGGCGGTCGGCTGGTGGTGGGTGATTAGCAGTCGGTCAGCTGCGCGCCGCTGCCGCCGGTGGCGGCAGGCCGCGCGCGGTGGTGCGGATCCTGATCCTTGTCCCACGCGGCTTGCAGGGCGCCGAACTGACCGGCCAATGCCTGGTGCGCGCTTTGCAGGGCGGTCAGCGCGGCAGCCGATACCTGGGCTGCGGTCTCGGCGGCTGTGACGCGATCGACGAGGCCGCGTTGGTGTTCGGCCAGTGCCTCGACGGCCTGGGCGGCGTCGGTCAGACGGGCGTCGGTGGCGGCGGCTTTATCACCACTCCGGGCCAGCAGGTCTTTGATCCGCGTGAGCAGGCCGACGGTCTTGTCCTCCGGACCGGCGGCGAAGTCGAGATCCATTTCGACTGCCTCTGAGATCAGGTTCTCCGGCGATTGCTTACGCGCGGCCAAGGGATTTGCACTGGCGCCCGACGCGAAGGCGAGCATTTCGACTCCCAAACTGGCCGGGCTGTCCGTGACGGCCAGTCCGACCAGGTATGCCTGGCCGGTCTTGGCAAAGTTCGGGTCCACCTCCATCGAGCTGTAAACCTTCTGCCGCGCTTTGGCCATCGCGACCAGGTCCGGGGTCGGATCGATCTGGGCGAACAGGCCGAGCTTGCCGTCCTCGACGTCCTGGGCCTTGAGTGCTACGACGTCGCCGTAGGCCCGGAACGGGCCATCCGGAAGGGTGCCGCGGATGTGCTCCAGGTTTATCCGGGCGCCGAAAATCTTCGGGTCGTAGCTCTTGGCCATCTGTGTGATCCAGTCGCGCGAAATAACGCGGCCGTCGGTGGTGGCCCCTTCGGTGGCGATGCGGAAGAACTTCATGGGCGGGCTTTCCTTTCTGGTCCGGGCGCACTGGCGGTAGGGATACGCAGCAACGGTAGGCGGGCGGCCAAGGGCCAGCAACGCGGCGCGGTTGTGCAGCCGCCCGCTACAACGCAGGCGCCGCTTGGCTCGCCGCGCGATGGGCAAGCATTGGCCCATGCAACACACCAACATCGAAATCCCGGAGAGTGCCCGCCAGTGGGAGCCACGGCGCAAGGCGCGCGCGCTGTTCTGGCAGGGCTGGCGGCTGACGCATATTGCCGAGCTGCTGGGCGTGAACATCAACACCCTCAAGGGGTGGAAGATGCGCGAGAAGTGGGAGGATATGGCGCCCATTGATCGCGTGGAATGCGTGCTCGAGACGCGCATGGTCCAGCTGATAAACAAAGACGACAAAGACGGCCGAGATTTCAAAGAATTGGACCTGCTCGGGCGCCAGGTGGAGCGCATGGCCAGGGTGCGGCGCTTCGGCCAGGATGGCGGCAACGAGACGGACCTGAACCCGCTGGTAGCAAATCGCAACGCGAGGAAAAAAAAACCGGTCGAGAAGAACGCAATCAGCGATCAAGAAGAACAGCAGCTAATAGACGCCTTTCAGGACGGTCTGTTCGGCTATCAGCGGGCGTGGTTCGACGTTCTGCACACTGAGCGGATTCGCAACATACTGAAAAGCCGACAGATCGGCGCAACGTTTTATTTCGCACGCGAAGCGTTGATTGATGCCTTGGCGACTGGACGGAACCAAATATTCTTGTCTGCCAGCAAGGCACAAGCGCATGTGTTCAAACACTACATTCTTCAATTTGTGCGCGACGTGGTTGGTATCGAGCTAACCGGCGACCCGATTGTTCTGCCGAACGGCGCAACGCTGTATTTCCTCGGCACCAATGTTCGCACGGCTCAGAGCTATCACGGCAATCTATATCTAGATGAATACTTTTGGATCCAGCGATTTCAGGAATTCAGGAAAGTTGCAAGCGGAATGGCGATCCACAAGCAGTGGCGTCAGACGTATTTTTCGACGCCGTCCAGCATCACGCACGATGCGCATCCCTTTTGGTCTGGCGCGCTATTCAACAGGGGCCGAACGAAGGAAGAACGCGCCACCATAGACACGTCGCACAACGCTCTGGCCGCCGGTCTGCATTGCGCGGATGGGCAATGGCGGCAAATTGTGACGGTCGAAGACGCGGTAGCCGGCGGGTGCAATCTGTTCGACTTAGCCCAGCTACGGCTGGAATACAGCCCGGACGAGTTCTCGAATCTTCTGATGTGCGAGTTCATCGACGACACGGCGTCGGTGTTTCCGCTGGCGGTGATGATGCGCTGCATGGTGGACACGCTCGAAATTTGGGACGATTTCAAGCCCTACTCGACCAGGCCGTTCGGCGCGCGGGAGGTGTGGCTAGGCTACGACCCGACTGTTTCGGGCGACAATGCCGGATGCGCTGTGCTGGCCCCGCCGGCGGTATCCGGAGGAAAGTTCCGGGTACTGGAGCGCCACCGCTGGAAGGGTATGGACTTTGCCGCCCAGGCCGACGCCATCAAACGACTGTGCGACCGCTACCGCGTGACCTACATAGAGATCGACACCACTGGCATCGGCACCGGAGTCCACCAACTGGTGCGTCAGTTTCGGCCGGATGCCGTGGGCCGTGTGTATTCCCCGGACGTCAAGATGCGGCTGGTCATGAAGGCCATGGACGTGATCGCCAAGGGGCGGTTCGAGTTCGACGCCGGCGATAAAGACCTGGTGCAAGCGTTCATGTCCATCCGCAAGACGATGACGGCCAGCGGCCGGCAGGTGACGTTTCAGGCCGGTCGATCAGAAGAAACCAGCCACGCTGATATAGCCTGGGCATGCATGCACGCCCTAGCGAACGAACCACTTGAAGGGTCTACAGCGACCAACACCAGCATCATGGAGATTTACTGATGGGTATTGCCGAAGCGTTTACCTTTGGCGATCCCGTGGCGGTACTCGACCGCCGCGAGGTCCTAGATTATCTGGAATGCCTGAGAATGGGCAAATGGTACGAGCCGCCGATCAGCTGGGATGGACTGTCCCGATCATTTCGAGCGGCGGTCCACCACAGTTCGCCCATCTACGTCAAACGAAACATCCTCGCGAGCACGTACCGTGGCAGTGCCATCCTGACACGGGCGGACTTCTCGCGGTTTGTCCTCGAGTATCTTATATTCGGCAACAGCTACCTGGAGCGCCTCGACTCGCGCAGCGGTAAACTGATCTCTCTGCGGCCGGCGCCGGCCAAATATGTGAGGCGCGGGCTTGACATGGCGAGCTATTGGTTCGTCAAGGGATGGAAGGACGCGCATGAATTCCGGCGCGGGTCTGTGTTTCACTTAATGGAGCCAGATATCAACCAAGAAATCTACGGATTGCCCGAATATCTGTCTGCGCTCAATGCCACATGGCTGAATGAGTCCGCCACACTGTTTCGCCGTCGCTATTACAAAAACGGCAGTCACGCAGGATTCATCTTGTACATGACCGACGCCGCACAAAGCGAGACCGATGTCGACGCCCTACGCACGGCGCTGAAGGAGTCAAAAGGGCCGGGCAATTTCCGAAACCTATTCATGTACGCGCCAAACGGCAAAAAGGATGGAATCCAGATCATCCCGGTCGCTGAGGTCGCGGCAAAAGACGAGTTCTGGAACATCAAAAACACCACGCGCGACGACCAGCTCGCAGCCCACCGAGTGCCGCCGCAGCTGATCGGCGTCATCCCGGCCAACGTTGGTGGGTTCGGCGATGTGGCCAAGGCGGCCGCCGTGTTCGCGCGCAATGAGGTACAGCCGCTACAGGCCCGCATGCTCGAAATCAATGACTGGCTCGGCGAGGAAATAATTCGCTTCGACCCCTATGTGATCCCCGGCGCCGACGCCCAGGCCGCCCAGACGATCATGTAGCCGCCAGCGGCGCCCTCCAGGGCGCCCGCCTCGACACAGCCGCCCTCGGGCGGCTTTTTTTCGTCCCAACGCCCGTATCCGAAGCCGGCCGCGACCTGGCGCGCGCGCTCGTGCCCCCTCCACGCCTGCTCGCTTTTTCGAGCGTGTGCGGTGACGCGGTGAGTAGATTCGGCAGGCAGACCGAACACGCGGGCGCCGGACCCCGATGGTCGATCAAATTCGGACAGGGCTGATTGAGCGGAGTTGAGTCAAAGCGCCAGTGTCTCGTAGCAGCCCAAGTCGACCACATCCAGCCGATTTTTTTTCTGGCCGACCTGGCGGGCCAGCCGTTTTTTTTTTGCCTCGTCGGAAAAAGGTAACATTGGTAACATGTCCCGAAAACGTAACCTAACTATATGATATTAAATGATTCAACATGTTACCTTTGAAAGGTAATCTGAGGTAACCTGAAAGGTAATATTTTTATATGTGCTTGATACATAAGGTTTTATTTTTCTTGGTAAATTACCTTCGAATGAGGTAACTAAGTTACCTCTAGATTACCTTTTAGTTACCTTTGCGCTTTCTGCTAAAAACGGCTTAGGTACGCCGTTCGTTATATGTATAATATTTCATGGTTACCAATGTTACCTTTTTCCGACGAGGCCAGAAATTTTAGAAGTCGCCCTCTCGTAAAAGATCATCATTAGAGCTCAACTGATTGTTTTAGAATTATTAGCTGTTTTTAAAGCAAGTTTCGAGCCTAACTTTCGGCTCTAGCGCACCAAGTCGTACCGAATGGCTCTGTGCGGGGGCACTTGGCGCAGGATTGGCGCCCCACCCGGCCCCTGCGTTTCAGGCGACGCGGGCGGTGCTTACAGCGCGCAGGGTAGGCGTAAGGTCGCCTACCCTTGGGGACGCCACCTTATCCCTACGGGAAGCGGCTATGCGGTAGTGGATCTGGCATTCAAGGGTGGCCGGATCCAGGGTGATCCGGTCTACCAATTGGCCGATGACATCCTTGATGCGCTCGCGATCTACGGTGGCGAGGCGATTTGCCATGTCGGCCAGTAACTCGCTGACAGATTCTTCATTTATGCCAGCCATGGCGGCGGCAGCGGCGCGTTCGCGTTTGAGCGCGGCGATGTCGGCCGCGGCGACCTTGCGCTCGGCTTCGAGTCGGTCTACCTCGCGCAGGGCCGGGCCCGGGTCGGCGAGGTCGCTGGCCAGGGCCATGGTCTTGGATATCCGGCGGGCGATGGCGTCTTCGCGCCCCTGCGCCTGGCGCAGGGGCGCATCGTTGCCGGCCGCGGCCTGGCTGCGAGCGTGCTTGACCAGGGCCTGCGCAAAGGCCCGCCCGCTCATGTCGGCCGCCATCTGTCCGACTACGCCAGCCTCGAGCGCGGCCGCTCCGACGTAGCGGCCGCGCTGCTGACCAGATCTGAGCCGGTAGTGCGCGCCGCTGCCCTCCCAGCGCTCGCCGGTGGGGGCTACCAGCACGCCCGTGAGCACGTGCGATGCGGACCGGCGGCGGGGTTTGCGGCGCTGCTCAAGCGCGGCCAGGATCAGCTCGGCCTGGGCTTCGGTGATCAGCGCTGGGTGGGTTTCGCGCTGGATCACCCACTCATCACGCGAGCGGTATTTGCTGCCGCCGCGGTAGCCTGCGCCGCGCTCGAAATCGGCGTGCACGTTCCAGACGGTGTGCCCGGCATAGGTGAGCGCGTTGCGCTCGATACCAATCAGGGTGGTCTTTGGGGCACGCAGCCCAGCTTCTTCCAGCGCGCGTGACCGGGCCAGCCCGCTGGCGCGCAG